TTACACATTCGTGTATACTGAAAACTTATTGGTACCATGGACTTGAATAAGGTAAATATAGAAAAATTACCTGCAGATGTTCGTAAGACCTTCAAGCAGATGCAACTTCTGCTTGCTGAAAAAAAGATACAGAATAAAGCTAAGAATGATTTCTTGTCTTTTGTCAAATGTGTGTGGCCTGATTTTGTAGAGGGGTCCCACCACAGACACATTGCAGATAAATTTAATAAATTAGCGTCGGGTGAAATAAACCGGTTAATTATTAATATGCCGCCTAGACATACAAAATCTGAATTTGCATCTTATTTGCTACCAGCATGGATGGTGGGCCGTGATCCAAAGCTCAAGATTATTCAAGCAACACACACGGCAGAGCTCGCAATACGATTTGGTCGTAAGGCTAAAAATCTTATCGACTCAGATAATTATCACAAAATTTTTAAAACAAGATTACAAGAAGATTCTAAAGCAGCAGGACGATGGGAGACATCTGACGGTGGTGAATATTTCGCAGCTGGTGTGGGTGGTGCAATCACTGGACGTGGTGCAGATTTATTAATCATTGACGATCCACATTCTGAACAAGATGCATTATCTCCTACAGCGATGGAGTCTGCTTACGAGTGGTATACATCAGGACCACGACAACGTTTACAACCTGGTGGTAAAATAGTTTTAGTCATGACGCGTTGGACAACAAAAGATTTAACAGGGATGTTGGTTAAGAACCAATCGGAACCTAAAGCTGATCAATGGCACGTGGTCGAGTTTCCAGCAATCATGGACCATGGATCAAAGTCAGCTAAACCTGTTTGGCCGGAGTATTGGAAGTTAGATGAATTAGAAAAGGTTCAAGCAACACTGCCCACGGGTAAATGGAATGCACAGTGGATGCAAAATCCAACAGCTGAAGAGGGAGCAATATTAAAACGTGAGTGGTGGATGAAATATACTGATGAAGAAATACCACAACTACAACATGTTATACAATCTTACGATACCGCATTTTTAAAAAAGGAGACAGCTGATTACAGTGCTATAACAACCTGGGGAATCTTTTATCCATCAGAAGATTCTCCAGCTAGTTTGATATTATTAGATGCAGTCAAAGGCAGGTATGAGTTCCCAGAACTACGGCGTAAAGCCCTTGAACAGTATGAGTATTGGAAGCCTGAAACAGTCATCGTTGAGGCAAAAGCATCAGGTCTGCCATTAACCTACGAGTTAAGAAAGATGGATATACCGGTGGTAAACTTTAGTCCGTCAAAAGGAAACGATAAGCACGCACGTGTAAATGCTGTTGCACCTTTATTTGAATCTGGTATGATATATGCGCCTGAGCAGAAATTCGCAGAAGAAGTCATTGAAGAATGCGCTGCGTTTCCTTATGGTGATCATGACGATCTTGTGGACTCAACTACACAAGCCATCATGCGATTCAGACAGGGCGGTCTAATCGGACACCCTGAAGACTACATCGACCAAAAAGTCGAACAACGTAAAAGGAACTATTATTAATGAATCCATTTTTAAGATTTTTAGCTGCGGCCAGATCTCTTGCAAATCAAGGTATGTCTAAAGAAGCTATCGAACAGTTTGCAAAAAATGAATTTGGTAAAATAAATACCATGATGCAAAAACAAATAAATAATATTTTTAAACCAAGTAAACCTGTTGGAAAAAAAGATGAGGTGTTTGACAGCACAGTTGAGAAGATGCAGTTTGATGATCAGGGTAAACCTTTTAATCCAAGAAACCCTACCAAAGATTATTCTAAAAAAGCAGAGGGTGGTATTATGCGTGTTGGTTTAAAAGAAGGTAAAGTTGCTAGATTTTTAAAATCAATAAAACCTTTTGGTAGTGAAAATAAATTTACAAATCAATTAGAAGGAATTTTATACGGTGAGATAGGATTAGCAGAGGGTTTGAATCTACTTTCGGGATCTGGTGGCTTTGGACTTTTTGCAGAGGGTGGACGTATTGGTTACAAGGACGGACCAGAGAAACCTGGTAGAAGAACTTTTATGAAAGCAGCTGCAGGACTTGCATCACTATTACCTTTTGGATTAGGTAAAGTTAGTAAAGTAGCAGCACCTGTTGTTACAAAAGCTGCAGAGATTACAGGACCAGCGTTAGCTAAACTTGTAGACACAGTTATGTCCGCAGGTAAATTAATTTCTGTAACAGGCAGAAAAGTAAAAGAGATGGTTACTAAAAAGAAATTAGGAAAAGTAGAAGTTGAAGAAGATATAATGGACGGAAGCTATATAATTAAAAAAGATGGTAAAGAGATTTATTACAAACCTGGAAGAATGGATGAGACGGGTGGCATTGAGGATGACATCATAGAAGTTATTGAAGACAGAGTTAAAAAAGCAGGTGGCGGTATCGGTTATATGTTAGGAGAATAATGAAGTTCGGTCCTAGAGAAACAAAAGAATTAAATCAATATTTACGAACTGGTAGAAATAGAAACAGAGAGTTTATGACGGATGCAGTCGTTGCTGAAGAAAGAACTAATTTTGTTTTAGGTGGTGCTGCTGTTAAGGCAATGAAAGAAACAGTAACGGCGCTTACAAAAAATTTAAATAGACTTCCAACTCAAAATGAAATTGTAAAAGCTACAGGTAAAGCTGCTAAAACAATAAAATCTTATTTTAAAGAAGGTGTAGATTATTTAAAACCCATGAGTAAAAAAGAATCTGCAAAATTAGGTGGTAGAAAACCCACAGGTATCACAACAGTAACAGACGACTTTGTAAAAGAGGTTAAAGATTTAAAAGCTACTCACATATCTCCTACAATTGAAACAACAAAAGCTGGTAGTAAAGCTATAAAAGTTGCTTTTAAAGGACCAATCGAAAATGATTTTAAAAGTATTTTTTTACCAGCAACAAAAGAAAATTTAAATTTCGTTAAATCAAAGATTGATGACATAACAAAAAGTGCAGTCTACAAAAACAAAGCCAGAGTATTTAAAAGTCCAGTAGAGAAAAGAATGATAAAAAGAAGTAAGGAGGCTATGTATAGAAAACAAGATCCTTATGGAATATATAAAGCTTTACAAAAATATAAAACAGAAAAATTTCCAGGAACAATGTCTAAAGATATTGTTATTCAACATGGAGATGCAAAATTTACAACACAAACTTTAAGTAGAATGGGTTTAATACCTAGTAAAGTAAATATATCACCAGCAGTTGAAAAAATAGAAAGACTACGTAACAAAGCTTTGAGAGATGCTATGGTTAAGTTAAACAATCCAATTCGAAGTAAAGCTGATAAACAGTCTATAATTGATCAACTTAATTCTACTTACACAGGTTTAAAAAATCAATTAAAAGGCACTGAGGGACAGGGTTTAGTTAATTTTCAAACATTGAAGTTAGATGATGTGGGTAACGTTGTTAAATCAAAAGATGTTGGGTTTAACCCTAAAAAAGGTTTAGCTTATGGAGATGAGTTAGGTGAATTAGATTTTGCTAATATAACAAAAGAGCAAGCAGATAAAATTATAAATTTAGGAAAAAGAAAAATAGATTTAGATCTACTAAAAAGACAAACAGGTTTAATAACAGCCGATAAATTAAAAAACCCTTTAGGATTGGATTTAAATTTTTATGGTGGAGGACGTGTTCTTTTCAACTCAGGTGGTATAAAATCAGGCCCACCACCAGAAAGAGGCCCTAACCCACAAGGGTTGCTATCATTAATGAAACGTGCTAGAAACTATTAGGAGTATTAAATGGCAGAAATAGAAAAAGGACTCCCGAACACTAGAACTAAAATTGATGTCCCTTCAGAAGAAGAGATAGCAGAACAAGTAAATGTTCAGGAACAAGAACCCGAAAAAGGACCAATAGAAGTTATACCAGAAGAAGATGGTGGTGTAACATTAGACTTTGAACCAGGATCAATTAATGTACCTGGCACAGAATCACACTTTGATAATTTAGCAGATCTTTTACCAGACGATGTATTAGAGCCAATCGGAAACGAAATGACTCAAAACTACATGGACTACAAAAGTTCAAGAAAAGAATGGGAACAATCTTACATACAAGGTTTAGATCTTTTAGGATTTAAATACGAAAATAGAACAGAACCGTTTCAAGGAGCATCAGGTGCAACACATCCTGTCATGGCAGAGGCAGTTACACAGTTTCAAGCACAAGCGTACAAAGAATTATTACCAGCAGATGGACCAGTAAGAACACAAATTATTGGTACAAAAAATCCACAAACAGAACAACAAGCAACGCGTGTTAAAGATTTTATGAATTATTTAATTATGGATCAAATGAAAGAATATGAAGCAGAGTTTGACTCTATGTTATTTCATTTACCATTAGCTGGTTCTACATTTAAAAAAGTTTATTATGATGTACCACTTGGTAGAGCAGTCTCTAAGTTTGTACCAGCAGATGAATTAATCGTTCCGTATACAGCTACCTCATTAGATGATGCGGAAGCGATTATTCATACAATTAAAATTTCTGAAAACGAATTAAGAAAACAACAAGTATCTGGTTTCTATAGAGATGTAGAGTTAGGACCACCAGGTACAGATACAAATGATGAACTTGCAAAAAAAGAACGTGATCTTGAAGGCAGTAAAAAAACTGGAAAGAATGAACCAGTCTATACTTTGTTAGAGTGTCATGTTAATTTAGACCTAGAAGGTTTTGAAGAAGTCGGTGAAAATGGAGAACCGACTGGAATAAAATTACCTTACATCGTAACTGTTGAGGAAGGTAATAGGAAAGTTCTTTCTATTAGAAGGAACTATGCGCCCAATGATCTAAAGAAAAATAAGATCCAATATTTTGTCCACTTTAAATTTCTGCCAGGACTGGGATTTTATGGCTTTGGACTCATTCACATGATTGGCGGATTGAGTCGTACGGCAACGGCGGCTCTCCGTCAATTATTAGACGCAGGTACCCTATCAAATTTACCAGCAGGATTTAAACAAAGAGGTGTAAGAGTTAGAGATGAAGCATCTCCAATACAACCTGGTGAATTTAAAGATGTTGATGCACCAGGTGGATCATTAAGAGATGCATTCTTTCCACTGCCTTATAAAGAACCGTCTCAAACATTATTAAACTTATTAGGTATTGTTGTGCAAGCAGGACAAAGATTTGCAGCAATTGCTGATATGCAAGTAGGTGACGCAAACCAAGCAGCAGCTGTTGGAACTACAATTGCATTATTAGAACGTGGTTCAAGAGTAATGTCTGCAATACACAAGAGATGTTATGCAGCGATGAAAAAAGAATTTAAGCTTCTTGCAAAAGTTGTATCACAATATTTACCACCAGAGTATCCGTATGATGTTGTTGGCGGTGTAAGAAATGTAAAACAAGCAGACTTTGACGATAGAATCGATGTGATACCAGTTGCAGATCCAAATATATTTTCTATGTCACAAAGAATTACTTTGGCTCAAACACAATTACAAATAGCCACTGCAAATCCACAAGCACACAATATGTATCAAGTGTATCGAACAATGTATGAAGCGATTGGTGTAAAAAATGTGGACGCAATACTACCACCACCGGCGCCAAACATGCCGATGGATCCAAGTTTAGAGCATATAAATGCACTAGCAGGTAAACCTTTTCAAGCTTTCCCTGGTCAAGATCATAGAGCACACATCACAGCTCACTTAAATTTTATGTCAACTAACATTGTAAGAAATAATCCTGCAGTTATGGCATCAATACAAAAAAATATATTAGAACATATTAGTTTAATGTCTCAAGAACAGGTACAATTAGAGTTTAGAGAGCAGATGCAACAGATGATGATGCTTCAACAACAAGCAGCAATGAATCCACAAGCGCAAGCACAGCTTCAAGCACTAACAAATGAGATAGAAGCAAGAAAAGCAGTGTTGATTGCTGAAATGACAGAGGAATTTATGAAGGAAGAAAAACAAATTACGTCACAATTTGACAATGATCCTCTTCTAAAACTAAAATCACGTGAAGTTGACCTTCGAGCAATGGAAAATGAGCGAAAAAGAGACAACGATGAGGCTCAACAAGAGCTTGCAAGAGCAAGATTAATGCAACAAGGTGATAATTTTGATGAAAAACTAGAACAAAACGAAGATTTAGCAAAATTAAGAGCTGGAGTTAGCCTTGCAAAGACCGGAGTGCAACAAGCAGCGATAGTAACAGAGGATAATTAATGCCGTTAAACAAAAAAGGTAAAAAAATTATGAAATCTATGAAGAAACAGTATGGTAAGAAGAAAGGTGAAAAGATATTCTATGCATCTAAGAACAAAGGTGTTATAAAAGGAATAAAAAAAGGAGCATAAATGCAAAGACTAGATAAAATAAAAGACGTCAAAGTTGCAGAACAAAGTATCGAGGTTGATCCTAGATCAAAAACAACTGCAGATGGCGCTTTTAACTATATTGCTACAGGAAAACCTGAAATGCCAGTTGGCGGTCAGAAAAGAATGTTAGCAGAGAAAAAAAGAAACTCTAAAGCGTACTAATTATGTGGTTATCGGCGATTAAACTAGCCGTTTCTGCTGGAAGTAAAATTTACGCTAACAAGCAGAGAACGAAAATGGCAATGTCTGATGCACAGCTGATGCATGCAGAAAAAATGGCCCGTGGTGAGGAACAGTACCAGGGTAAATTGCTAGAAGCTCGACAATCAGACTGGAAGGACGAGGCAGTTTTGATAATTCTCAGTTTGCCCGTGTTGGTGCTCGCATATGCAGTTATATCGGACGACCCAACTGCTATGGACAAGGTAAAATTGTTTTTCGAGATGTTCTCGCAGCTCCCGTCATGGTTCACAAATCTTTGGATCCTTGTCGTGGCGTCGATTTATGGTATAAAGGGTACACAGATTTTTAGAAACGGAGGAAAAAAATAATGCCAGGATTTAAAAAACCAATGAATAAACAATCCGCAACAACACTAGCAAGAAGAGCGGGTAAAAAAGCAATGACATCAGATGCAGCTTACAGAGTAGAGGCTAAAAAAGGCGGCAAGATGAACGCAGGTTTAAAAGCGTACCTTGCTAAAAAGAAAAAGAAGAAGGGTAAAAAATAATGGCAAGTAATTTTATTATTCAAAAAGGACCTGGTATTGCATCAAAAGTATATAATTATGCAAAAAATATTTTTAAACCAGCAAAAGTTTCTAAGACTATTAAAACAACAAAACCTGGAACAGAATTAAAATTTAAAAGACAACAACAAGACGACTTTATTAGATTTAGAGATAAACTTCATCAAGGGCTTAGTACAGAATCAAAAAATAAGTTAAAAGCAAAAAATCCTTTACCAAAAATAAATAAAAGAATTAGTGATATTAAAACACCGGGCGAACCAAAATTTAACAAAGGTGGCAGAGTTGGTTTAAAACTCGGAACTAAGAAAAAATCAAACGTTCAAAAAATTAAAAAAACTTTTGGTCCTAAAAGTTTAGGAATGCAAAGTGTTATCTATGGACTAGATAAGAATCCTAAAATAACAGCAGCAGATCCAAAAGCAAAATTTATAGCAGCAGCTAAAAAGAAAACTAAAAAGAAGGTAATATAATGGCAAAACTATGTCCAAGAGGTAAGGCCGCAGCGAAGCGAAAATTTAAAGTGTACCCATCAGCGTATGCTAATATGTATGCATCAGCAGTATGTTCAGGTAAAGTCACACCAGGTGGCAAGAAGAAAAGAAAAAAAGCTATGGGTGGCGGAGTCATGGACATGACTAGAATGAGATACCTAAAAGGGGGACAAGTATAATGGCTGACGAAAATAATAGAAAGATGGGACCAACACCAGCAACTAAAGCATCTAAAGATGATGAGTTTACAAAAGATGCAAAAACTTTAAAAAAATTTGTTGAAGCATCTAGAGCTGCAAAAGTAGAAACTGCAAAAGATAAAGTAAGTCCTATGAAAGCTCAAAGACTTTTTATGGACACTAGTAGATATAGACAGAAGGCAAATGTTAAAAAAATGTTTGAAACAGGTGCTGATCCAAAAACAGGAGAAAAATTAAAAACAAAAGTATCTCTTGATAGAATTAAAAAGACATTTAAAGATAGACCACAATTGTTAAAAGAAAAAGTAGAAGATTTTTATAAACCATTTGAACAAAAAAGAAATTTAGCTAAAGGTGGAAGAGCAGGATTTAAATCTGGAATGAGAGTTTGTAAGTTAGCTAAAAGAGGAAAAGGAAGAGCTTACGGAAAGAATTCGTAATGAGAACCTACTATTCAAAAGGTGGAGGACTTAGAGAATGGGTCAAACAGAACTGGGTCGATATTGCAAACAAGCGGCCAGATGGTTCATACCCGAAGTGTGGACGAAGTGGTGGAGAAAAAAGAAAAAATTATCCAAAATGCGTGCCTATTGCAAAAGCAAGAGCGATGAGCAAAGGGCAGCGTGCGGGTGCCGTAAGAAGAAAACAAGCTAAAGCAAACGTAGGACCTACACCAGATAGAGCTGCAACATTCGCAAAGAAAAAGAAAAAAGCATAATGAGAAGAGAATATTCAAAAGGCACAATGCCTGCAAGAAACAAAAAGAATTTTAGACCCACTGAAAAGGGGGCTGGAATGACAAGAGCTGGAGTTAAAGCTTACAGAAGACTTAACCCTGGTTCTAAATTAAAAACAGCCGTGACTGGTAAAGTGAAGCCAGGATCAAAAGCTGCTAAACGTAGAAAATCATACTGCGCAAGATCACTAGGTCAGCTCAAAAGAGCTTCAGCAAAAACTCGTAACGATCCGAACTCACGAATACGTCAGGCTAGAAGGAGATGGAAATGTTAAACAACAAAAAGAAAAAAATAAAAAAAGTTGTTAAGGCTTTGAAAAAAGCATCTAAAGCACATGCTGGTCAGGCAAAAGTATTAAAAGGAGTTATCAATGGCGGATCCAAAAAAAGGAACGGGTAAAAAACCAAAAGGTTCAGGAAGACGATTGTATACGGATGAAAATCCTAGAGATACGGTTAAAATAAAATTTGCAACACCATCAGATGCAAGAGCAACTGTTGCAAAAGTCAAACGTGTTAACAAACCGTTTGCAAGAAAAATACAAATATTAACGGTCATGGAGCAAAGAGCTAAAGTGATGGGTAAAAGTAAAGTTGCTTCAATCGCTAAGAAAGGAAAAGATGCAATTAGAAAACGTCATAAAAAGATTAATTAAATTTATCAATACTAGAACAGAGGCTTTATCTATAACGGTCACATCAGGAGGTGTTGACAATATGGAGAAGTATCAGTATATAATAGGACAGATAAACGCCCTAGAGGCAACAAGACAGGAACTCTCTAACCTGCTAAATGATAAGGAGCAAAATGAAAAAGGAACAGTCATCAATATTAACACCAAACAATAAACTTGTTGGTGTAAAATCTACAGAAAAAAAAGAGCCAAAATTACCAAAGCCGACAGGCTGGAGACTTTTAGTTTTACCTTTCAAAATGAAAGAGACAACTAAAGGTGGATTAGTATTAGCTGAAACTACTTTAGAGAGACAACAAGTTGCTTCACAAGTAGGATTAGTTATGGCCATGGGTTCGCAATGTTATAAGGATAAAGAGAGGTATCCTGAGGGTCCATGGTGCAAGGAGAAAGATTGGGTTATGTTTGCACGTTATGCAGGTAGCCGAATCAAAATAGATGGTGGGGAAATGCGTCTGCTAAACGACGATGAAGTTTTAGCAACAATTGATAGTCCAGAGGACATCTTGCATGAGTTCTAAACATAGGAAGGAGTAACTATGCCAGACGAAGATAAAAAAATGGTACCCATCGATACATCAGGACCTGATGCTACGATTGATATCGAAGAAACAAAAGACGAGTCGGTTGTAGAAACCGAAGCGCCGAAACAAGAAACAGAAACAGAAACAACAGATAAAGAAACAGATAAAACATTTGAAAATGAAAGAGAAACAAAGTTAGACGAAAAAAAAGACGACGATAAACTAGAAGATTACAGCAAAGGTGTACAGGCTCGTATTGCGAAACTAACTCGTAAAATGAGAGAAGCAGAAAGAAGGGAACAAGCTGCTACTGAATACGCAAGAGCTGTAGAAGAAAAAAGATTAGCGTTAGAAAAAAGGTTTGAAAAAACTGATGCTGATTACATTAAAAAATTTGAGTCAACAATTTCATCAGGTTTAGAGGCTGCACAAAAAGAATTAGCAGCTGCTATTGAATCTGGTGATGCAAAAGCTCAAGTTGAAGCTAATAAAAGAATTGCAACGCTCGCATTTGAGAATGCAAAACTTGACCAAGCTAAAGCTGGTAGAGAAGAAAAACCACAGGCCGAGAAACCTGTAAATCTAAACCAAGGTGGCGAGGTTAGACAACCCGCTATGGACGATCCTATTAATCCAGATCCAAGAGCCGAAGATTGGGCATCCAAGAA